ATGCCCCGAAGCCTGTACCGCCTTACCGCCGCGACCGTGTCCAAGGCGAAGAAGCCTGGCACCTACGCCGATGGCGGCGGGCTGTACCTGCAGGTGACGAAGGCCGGGGTCAAGTCGTGGCTGTTCAAGTACGAGGCGGCGGGCAAGCGCCGGGAAATGGGCCTGGGGCCGGTCCGTGACGTGACGCTGGCCGAGGCGCGGGAAAAGGCGGCCGAAATGCGCCGTCTTCGCCTCGCCGGCGTCGACCCGATGGCGCAGCGCGACGAACAGCGCCGGGCGCGGGAAGCCGCCGCAGCCGCTGCGATGACCTTCCGGCAGGCTGCCGCCGCCTGCATCGTCGACAAGACGCCGGGATGGGCGAACGCCAAGCATGCCGCGCAGTGGACCGCGACCCTGGAAACCTACGTCTATCCGACGATCGGCGACATGTCGGTCGACCAGGTCGAAACGCCGCATATCCTGGCGGTGCTGCGGCCGATCTGGACGACGATCCCCGAGACGGCAAGCCGGGTGCGCGGGCGCGTCGAAACCGTGCTGGATTGGGCGAAGGTGTCGCAGTTGCGCCGGGGCGAGAACCCGGCGCGCTGGAAAGGCCATCTCGACCAGATCCTGCCGCCGCGGTCGAAGGTGGCGGCCGTGGTGCATCATGCCGCGCTGCCCTATGTGCAGGTACCGGCGTTCATGGCCGAGCTGCGCCAGGTGCAGGCCACGGCGGCTCGGGCGATGGAATTCCTGATCCTCAACGCGAACCGGACCAGCGAGGCCCTGTATGCCCTGGATCCGGAGTTCGCGCTGTCGCCGGTCGACGAGGCGATATGGACCATCCCGGCCACCAGGATGAAGGCGAAGGTGGAACACGTCATCCCGCTGGCGGCCCAGGCGGTCGAACTGGTCGAGCGCATGCGGGTCGAGCGGCCGCGCGGCCCCTATGTGTTCCCGGGGCCGGACGGCATGCCGCTGTCGAACATGAGCCTGCTGATGCTGCTGCGCCGGATGGGCCGGACCGACATTACCAGCCACGGCTTCCGGTCGGCGTTCAAGGATTGGGCGGCCGAACAGACCGCCTTCCCCAACGAGGTTTCGGAAATGGCGCTGGCGCACCGGATCAAGGACAAGGCCGAAGCGGCGTACCGGCGCGGATCCATCCTTCAGAAGCGCCGCCGCTTGATGCAGGCATGGGCCGACTACTGCCTGTCGCCGGCCCTGCCTGCGGCGTCCGTTACACCCCTGCGCCGGGCTTGAAGTCCGGCAGCGAAGCCAGCCAGCGCCGGGCTTCGCTCTTCCTGATCATGGTCCGCCGGCGGACCTTGACCGCCTTCAGCTCGCCGTCGGCCAGCATGCGATAGAAGGTCGTCGGCGCCAGGCTGTGATCGGCCCGGAACTTCTCGGCCGAAATCAGCCCGTCGTCGTCAGGCTCGGCCTCGGCCGCCGGGACCGGCGGATTGATCTGGGTTGGACGTTGCTTACCCTGGCCCTTCATCGGCCGTTCTCCATTTCCAAAGGCGCGCGCGTCGGGTCGCCGCCGACCCTGCGCTTGAGCAGGATGAAATTCGGCATCTCGGCATCGATCGCCCAGAACCATGAAGCGACCAGCCGAAGATCCGGTTCGACCAGACCGCGGGCGTTCGTCTCGCGAATGACCTGCATCATCCGTTCGCCTATCGCCTCGAGGTCGTTCCGTGGCTCGGTCATCGGCCACCCGCGGTATCGGCAGGCTCGACATGGATCTTGTCCGTTCCGCGCATGTCCGGCGCTGGGCTATCCAGCCAGTCGGCGACATATTTGTCGGCCCATCCGGCATGCGTGGCGCAGTGATCGACGAAGATCCTGCCGTCACCGTCGCGGCCCTTCACGGTGGCCACCATGGGGGCGCGGCAGTCGGGGTGCGAACAGATCATCGATCGCCCCCGAACTTCGGCGCCGCATTCAGCTGCAGCCGGTACCGGATGGCGCCCCGAGTGATCGACTGTTTCCAGGCCACCAGGGTATCGGGCGTCTTGCCCAGGTCGGGCAGCAGTTTCGCCAGCTCGTCGGCCAGCCGGCGGTCCAGCGGGTCGGCCTTGGGCCAGGTCATAGCAGCATCCCCTCGGGCGCGGTCGGGGCTGGCCCGAGGCCTTCGAGCTTGGCCTTGACCAGCTTGATCAGTTCGTAAGGGCTATCGGCCTTGACCTCGAACTGGTAAGCCTCGCGATCGCGGAGGAAAAAGGGCGGCCACGCACGATAGCGGTTTCGATCAGCCGAAACCCATATCGGCGTCTCGGCGATCAGGTACATCACACCTGCCGCGTCGCGGTGGTCGTCAAACGGGTGCGCGACCAAGTCGCCCGGCAGCATCTCCCGGCCGGCGGCAGGATCCCGGGCGACGATAATCCACCCTTCCTCGCCCAGGTATTTGACGACCGCGTCCGCGACGTCTAGTTCGTCGCCCACGATCCCGCCGGCGCTGTTGTCGATCGCGGCGGCGATGATGTCCCGCGCGGGCGTCATGCCGGCACCCGGTAGGCTCGGTCCGTCCAGGTGGCGGCCATATCCTCTGCCGTTTCCTTGGGGCAGCCGGCGCGCAGCAGCAGTCCCAGTTGGGCGAAGTAGCTTCGCCCCCAGGCCTCGCCGCGCCCCCGCCTGGCGAGCGTCGAGGGCGCCGAGGCCTCGCCCCGGAGCATATCGGCGACCGCCATGCCGGCCAGATCAACTTCGTTGCGCCGGGGCTTCACGATTCGGCCCCGGTCAGGTCGCGCGCCATGCGGGCGATAGCCCAGGCGAACTGTTCGTCCTGTTCGCCGTCGGCCGGGAACTTCGGCGGCATGGCCCCCATCTGCAGGGCCGCCGCGACCTGAAGGAAGCCTTCGGCCGTGGTCGGCGTGGCCCAGATCAGCAGGTTCCGGGCGGTGTCGAGTTCGTCCAGCACGCCGGCCGGCAGCGCGTCGAGTTCGCCAAGCCCGCGTTCCTCAGCCCAATAGGCCGCGTATGCGTCGCGGAACCGGGCCGCGATCGTCAAGGCATGGTCGGCAGGCGGGCTCATCCGGCCATGTAGCTTGGTGGCGTGCCAGTCGGGCGGGGCCGGGCGGGCGATGCAATTGTACGAGATTTCTGTTTCCCCAAGCGCCAGCAGCTCGCCGATGCCATTGGCAAAACCGAGCAGGTCACCGTTCGACCATTCGCCCGCCTGGATGAGGGACCGGAAAATCTGGATCATCCGGTCCCCCGACTGCCCGGGGTAGCGGCGAAGGTGGGCAACCAGCGAGACCGCATACGCGCTGCCGGCAGTCTGGCTATCCTCGCGCTCGCCGCGACCGCCTGCGGCCGTGCCCGACAAGATGCCGCTGATCTTGAAATCTCGTTCCTCGCGCTCCCACTCTTCCATCTCGCCGGCGGGCGGCGGCTGAACCGGGTCCTGGCCGGCCTCATGCGTCGGTCGATGGGCCGATGCCGGGCCGTCGGGCTGCGGCATCAACGCCGCCAGGTCGCGCAACGCCGCGTTTTCCAGCAGGTCGACGGCTGCGGGCCCCTCGGCCGAGCTATTCCAGCTCGGGGGGGCCTCGCCCCGCTCGTAGCCGAGCAACCGCGCGCACCGGGCCGACAGTTCAAGCTTGGCGATGACGTCGGCGTGGCTGGCGCTGCGGCACTCACTGGCCGCGTGCATGGCACGATCCCAGTTGACCAGCGCTGTTTCGCGCGCCCCGTCGACGTCCTCGGCCTTGTCCTGGTCGAACGGCGCCAGGACCTCGCAAGCCGCCAGCGCGGCCGCGCATAGCGCGGCCAACGCCGGGGTGACAGGATCAGCCACGGCCGGCACGGCTGGTTCGCGCGCCGTGATCGCTTCGAGGTCGCGCAGGATCCCGGCCACCTGGGTCACGGTATTGACCGTCTCGTGGTCATCGACCCAGGCCTTCAGTACCCTGACCTTCGCCAGCACGCCGGCCAGCGTCCCGGCCTCGGCCGAGACGACCCGCGCTTCGATCGCGGCGGCTTCATCCAGCATCGGGGCCACGGCGGCATCGTCGGCCGCAGCATCTGGCGCCTTCGCCAGCCGCTCGGCCTCGGCCTTCAGCCGCACGACCTCGGCGGCGTCGGCCAGCAACATCGCGTCCGTCCCGGCGCTGAAGGCCTCGGGCAGGGCGGCCTTGTCGCCCACGCCCGGCAAATGTGCATTCGGCCCGCGGCCTGGCACGATTGGCGGATGGTCGTTACCCGGGGCCTGCTGGCCGGCGGAGAAGGAAATGGCTTCGCCCAAGGCGATACCGTCGCGAAAGGCGGTATCGAGGTCATCGGCCGTGATTTCATCGGCCGTCCCGAACTGCACCGGCCCGGCCAGCCGACCCCTAAGGGTGTCGCCATCGACAACGCGGCCAACAAGCAGCGCGGCGTCCAACGCGACTGCCGCCGCCAGCCGCTGGTTCCTGTCGAGGGTCGAGTGTTGCACGCCCTCGAACGCCGCCGGCCACAGCACCGCGGCCTTGTTTACCAGATCCTCGGCCGTCATCGCCTGGGTGCCGATCAGTTCGGCCAGCAGGTTGTCCGCAGCTTCCTGCGCTCGGGCGGCGCGCGCCTCATCCTCTGCCGAGACATGAAACATGTCGAAGACCTCGCCGACGACCGCGTCCCGGGCTTTAATCGCGGCCATGGCGTGACGGGAAATCTCGGCCATGTCAGGCAACGGTGCCGGTTCGTCAACAATGGGGCCGCGAACGACGGCCTCGGTATCAGCGGACTTGGCCGCGCTGCGGCGCTTCCTGGTGGGAGTGGTAAGCATCGCGCGTTCCCCTCACGCTGCGCGGCGGCAGCGGATGCCGGATGAACCCGGCGGTCGTCAGTCCATGCGGACCCAACGACCGAACATTACGCATATGCGCATAATGCCGTCAATGCGCATATGCGCCCGAATCACACGATGCGCCAACCCTCGAAGCTGCATAACACTGGCTGTATCTCTTCAATCAGTTTTGTTTCGATATGCAAAATTGATTCAAAATTATAGAATGATATCGATACGCTTTCGACAGTTGATCCTATGTATTTTCCTAGAACGACGTCCTTATGTTCGGATGATGATTGCGATTTATAAACAACAAGCACATGCTCATTGCGTATCGCCGGCTTAACTGGATGAAAAATTACTAAATCTCCGGGGTTATATTTTGGCACCATCCTTTCATTCGAGACATAAACGCCTATCGCTCCTTCGTATTTCTCAAAGAAGGATTCTTCACCCACCCAATCCGCTGGCTTAGTTCCCATCCGGGATCCGGTAGGGCCGCCAGGATAGAGAGGGAATACGGGGATTCTCGTCAATTGGTGGGCCGCTTGGCGGACGCCCCTCCCAAGTGACGCGGCGTCCCGCACGAACCGTTCCTGGTCCCTTACCGGCTCAAGCGCCCGATCATAGGTGCGAGACCGATCCATTACGCGATCATGTTCCGACATTACTCTTTCCCAGTTCTCGACGTACTGAGCCAGAACATCGGGAAGCGGTAACCCTGCGGCGATCGCTATTTTTTGCAGTGTCGCGGGTCGCATGCTGCCCCCGTACTCTGGGTTGGCCACGACGCGAGAGATGGTCGACTGGTTGACGCCCGCCTTGTCGGCGAGCGCGGTCGCGGTCAGGCCGCTTGCGCGGATTGCCTCGCGTAGGAAAGCAGCGAAATCGCTGGGATTTGGGAACTTCGACATAAGCATATCGTAACCGCCCTCTCATATGCGTTCCACCATAATGCACCAATGCGTCACTTGACATGCGCATATGCGTAGCATTAGGTTTGATGCATGACTGCGCCAAATCTCGAAGAAGTTGAGGCCTTCCTTAAGGGGAAGCGGGTTTCAATCGCAAAACTGTGCCGCGACGCGCAGATCGACCCAACCACGTGGCAGCGGTGGAAAAACGGCGCCCATCCCCGCGCCGATAGTTGGGATCGTCTACGGGTCGCATGCTTCCGCCTCGTGAAGTGGAAGCCCCCGGCGCTCGATTCTGCGGAACATATCGATAGGGCGACTCAGGCTTCCAAGGACCCTTTGGCGCGCGCCACATCATGAAGGATCCCAGCCTCATCGACGCTATTTATGCCGCCGGCGGCAACAATGCGCTTGCAAGGGCAATCGGCGTAACGCCAAGCGCGATCTCGCAGTGGGATCGCGTACCGGCACAGCGCGTGTTGCAGGTCGAGAGAGCAACCGGCGGTAAGGTCGGTCGGCGACAGCTTCGCCCTGACCTCTACGCCGACGAAACGCCCAGCAACCACGGCGCATCTCCGCGGCGCTCCGCAAGGGCGCGCGACTGGCTGATCCTCGGCACCCCTCCGTCCTGTTACGCGGGGTACCCGCTGAAGCCCGTGGCGCTGCTGTCGCAAAACGTCTGACCGGAGAACGACATGCCCAACCTGATCCCCGTGGTTTCGATCGCTGGCGACCGCGTCGTCGCCAACAGTCGTGACGTCGCCGAGTACTTCGGCAAGAAGCACCGCAACGTCCTGGCTGCGATCGACGCGATGATCGCAGCCCAGCCGACCATATCCCCGCTGACTTTTAAGCAGGGGGTCTACCGTCTGCCGGAGACGGCCGACCAGGAGCATCGTTGCTTCGAGATGGGGCGTGACGGCTTCACGTTGCTGGCGATGGGCTTCACCGGGTCGAAGGCGCTGGCCTTCAAGCTCAAGTACATCGAGGCATTCAACGCGATGGAGGCAGAGTTGCGGCCCCGCCAAGCGCTGCCTGATCTGTCTGATCCCGTGGTGCTGCAGGACCTGCTGGCGACGCAGTTGCAGAGGCGGATCGATGCCGAAAAGAAGGTCGCCGAACTGATCCCGAAGGCGGTGGCGCTCGATCGCATCGCCGCGGCCAAAGGCACGCTGACGCTGCGCGACGCCGCCAAGGTCCTGGGGCAGAAGCCCAAGGCGTTCGTGGCGACACTTCTGAGGGAGCGATGGATCTACCGGCAGAACGGTTCCGGGCGCTTGATCGGTTATCAGGACAAGGTTGATCGCGGACTGGTCGACCATAGGTTCCACATCTACGAGAGCGAGGGCGCGGACAAGGCCAGCAGTCAGGCCGTGATCACGGCCAAGGGGCTCGCAGTTCTGGGCGAAAAGCTCGGGGCTGGTCAGCAGCTCGGCTTCAATCTGCACTAATGCGCGCCTTACCGTCCCATCCGCCGGGGCATCCGGCTTCGTCGGCGCCGCGGTCTGACGATGCCCGCCGCCAGCTCTACCTGCACCCGCACACACGAGGCTTCGCGATGAAACCTTTCGACCAAGGCCCGGCTGCGATCCTCTCGCCCAGCGACATCAAGTATCGATTGGACAGGAACGGCCGCGTCGCCTGGGCTCTGCCCGAAAATAGCGTGCTCGTGCAGGAATTTGAGGTTCGCGGCGGCGAAGCCGTTCTCGTCCGTCAGCGGATCGATGTTGTCGTCACCCAGCCGAAGAGTTCGAACGTCGACCCGTCGACTGGCGACAATCTCATTTATGCGGTGGGCCGACGCGAGCCGTTTCGTTTTCGTAGTAGCGACGCATCGTCTCAAGCTGGTGAAGCATCTGACGAAGAGCGTTGATCGCATGTGGGCCTCGCTACCGCCTCAGCCGGCCCGCACCGCGCCGCGCCGTCGCCGCGTAGCCCGGCGCGAACCCGCCGCGATATCCGGCCGGGGGCTGCGCCGAGGCGGTCGGCTTCAGCACGATCCCGTGCTTTCTGCACCCCGCGATGACCTCTTGCCGGAGGATTTCATTCAGTGTTTCGGTGCTGGTCTGGCCGCTGCGCGCGCCGGGCGATTTCGTGTTTTCCATAGGCCGATGCTGACCGTGTCGGCCCCGAATTTCTTCCTTGCAGACCGCGAAAAAACTGGGGAACCCCGATGATCGAGCAAACGCCAAGCGCGCGGCTCGCCGCGTTGATTGTGACCCATTTCGGCCCGGGCGCGGGCGTGCCCTTCCGCACCCTGGCGCGCGCCGCAGGCAAGTCGGAGGAAACGATCCGGCACTATGTCGACGGCACGACGTCGCCGACCCTCGACACGGCCGAGCGCATCATTGCCGCGCTGGTCAAGGCCGGCTGCAGCGACGCGCGGCGGCGGGTGTTCGGGAATGTCGATGCCGACGGCCAGGGGCCGCGCGGGGCCGATACCTGCCTGTGGGTCGACAGCAACGGCGCGCTGCATGCCGCGCCCTATGGACACGAACGGTTCGTCCTCGACGTTCTGGACGCGAAAAGCGGCGGCTGGGCTGACTGGGCGGGCTATGCGGTCCGGGCGATGGGTTGGGTGCAAATCACCCTCAGCGCCGACGGCCATCTGCTGGTGAAGCTGTCGGCCCAGCGCGCCAAGGCGCAGGCGGTGGCGCGGGCCTCCGCGTGGATCCTTCAGCCTCGCGAGATGCTGGCGGGCATCGAAATCCTGATCCTGGACGGCGATCGCCTGACCTCGCACCAGTGCGACACCAGGGCCGGCGCGGTGCGCCAGCTCGAGGCGGCGATCGCCATGCCGCCGGCCGGGCGCATGGTCATCGACGCCGACCGGCAGCCGCTGGCCGTGGCCGGTACCGATGACGCCATGTCGGCGGCCCTGCGGACCTGGGACGGTACGCTGACCGGCGCCGAGGTCATCGCCCGCGCCGTGGCGGCATCCGGCGGGGCCAATCGCTCGGGCCTCTATCGTCTCGGGCCGCGCGGGTTTGTCTGCGCCGGCGTCGGCGGCGCGCTGCCGATCAGTGGCGAGATCGTCGGCAAGCCGGTCAAGATCAACGGCGACCCGGACTATTGGGACATGGTCGACGCGCATCTTCTCGCCACGCTGGCCGAAGGGCCGACGTTGAACACGATCGAGGTTCGGGCTCGGGGCGACAGGGGGGTCTATCAACGGCTGGCCTTGCCCGTGATGGCCGACGGCGCCCCGGCCGTCTGGGCAACATCGCGCATCACCATCCATCCGCAGCGGGTGGTGATCCAGTGAAGACCCCGGCCGACATCGATTTCAGGATGCTTGTCGACGCGGTCACCGGCGCGGCCATCGGCGGCCTGGTCGCGGATGGTCCGTTCCACCAGGTGGCGGAGCGGCTGGCGAACAGCGCCGCCGCGATCGGCGTCGACATCCTCGTCGCCCACGACCTGCACCTGTTCGCCCATCTGCAGGATCACGACCCGGGCCGCGGCACGTTCTCGGCAATGCTCAATCCGCAGTTCCAGCCGACCGCAAGCCCGGACGATACCGTCATCATCGGCCTTGAGCGTGGCGGCGACCTGCTGGCCACCTACTGCGCGCGGCGCAAGTTCGTCGTGGGCGACCTCGCCGCGGCGATCGGCAGCGGCCGGCTGATCTACGAGGATCCTGCCGCCATGCCGGCGGGCGAACGCTGGGTTTGCCATGCCCCGGCCGGCCGGCGCATCGCCGACTGCCATATCGCCGTCGGGATGGGCATTTGGGCCGACCAGGCCGCTTGCGGTCGCGATCGTCGCCTCGTCCCGCTGCTGGCGCGCGCACTGATCGCCTATGCCACGCTCGAATGGCAGTGGTCATGGTTCCTCGGCTTCAGTTCGATCCGGCCGGCACGAGCGCACGCTTTCGAGCACTACGGCGCCGACGCGGTCGAGTTCGGCGTGGACATCAACCAGCGCGGCCGGGATTTCCGGACGCGGCTTGTCTACGCCAGCAACAGCCGGTACCGCGCGCTGCTGGCCCATCCCGATTTCGTCGTGCTGTCGGTCGACCTCGACACGATGCCGACGACGCGGGCGGGCTGACGATGACGGACGAACAGACCTGTCCCGGTCGGCCGGCGGAAACGGCCGAGGGCCGCCGCCTGCTGGCCATCGCCCGCGAACCGCTATTGCCGGCCCGAACGCTGCGCGAAGCGGTGCTGTTGGACCAACGGCTCATCGAGATTTTCAGCCGGACGGAGGGCAAGCCGGTCCGGACTGAAGGGCGCGCGCGAGGCGGCGCGATGCCCAACACCTGATATCTGCGACCGCGGGGGAGCGGGGGGCGGTTTGGGAGAACGAACCGACTATGTCGAAGCACAAATTTGGGGAATGCGATGACCGCACCCGACCAGCCGACAATCACGACGCTGCAAGTCGCCTCGCTCGTACTGGAGGGGTTTCCCGCCGATGACGGGACACCGCCGAAGCCGCGGACCGAGCGCGACCTGTTGAACACCGCCTATCTGGCCGCGCTGCTGGCTGCCAGCCGGCACCCGAGCATCGAGACAATGCGGGCGGCCGTCGCGGCGCATGACGCGGCGACGGCTCATGAGCAACGGTTTTTGGCCGAGATCCGGAGCCTGTCGGCCGAAGGTGCAACAACCCGGCAGCAACCGTGATGACGAACGTCGTCCCGATCGGCGCCGACAAGGTCGCGCCGCCCCACAATGCCGCGATCGAGCAGCAGGTACTGGGCGGCGTCATGCGTTTCCCGCATGCCTATGAGCGGGTCGCGACAACCCTGCGCCCCGAACATTTCTTCCTCGAAGTTCATCAGCGCATCTACGCCCGGGTGCAAGACCTGATGGCCACCAGGGGGCGGGTGTCGCCGGCGATGCTGGCGCCGGATTTCCAGGATGACCCGGCGTTGGCCGTGCACGGAGGTTGCAGCGCCTATCTCAGCTCGCTTGCTGGCGCCGCCGCGATGATGATCGATATCGAGGGCTATGCCGCCCTGCTGCTGGACCTCGCTCAACGCCGCGACCTTCTGATGGTCGCCCGCCGCATCATCGACCAGGTGCAGAAGGCCGGCCAGCACGAGGCGGCCCAGTCGCTGATCGACGATGCAGAGGCGATGCTGTCCAGCGTGGCCGAAGGGAAGGCGGAGATGACCCGGGCCACTGCATCTATCCGGGAGGCAGGCCAGAACGTTCTGAAGGATATCGAGGAGGCGAAGGGACGCAAGGAGCCGCCCGGCTTCCGCACAGGTCTCGATGCGCTCGACGCCCTGTTGGGCGGCTTTCAGGCGTCCGACCTGGTGATCATCGCGGGTCGGCCAGGCATGGGTAAGAGCGCGCTGGCGGTTAGTCTCGCCCGACGCTTCGCCTTGAAGGGGTTCGGGGTGGCGTTCTACTCGCTGGAAATGTCGCGCCGCCAGATTGCGCAGCGTTTTTTGGCCGAAGAGACCAGCATCGCCTATCGGGAGATGCGCGACGGCTCGGTCGAACAGGATGACTTCGAGCGGTTGATCGGCTCGGTGGAACAGCACGATGCGACACCGTTTTGGATCAACGACCGCGGCGCGCAGACGGTCGGCATGATCAACTCCGATATCCGCCGCCTTCGGCGCCGCCGCGATATCCATATAGTCGTCATCGACTATCTGCAGCTGCTACGCGGCAACGCCGGCCGCTACGAGAACCGGGTGGCAGAGGTGACCGACATCACGACCAGGCTTAAGGCCATGGCCAAGGAGCACAACGTCTGCATGATCGCGCTGGCGCAGCTGTCGCGCGCGACCGAGGGGAGGCAGGACAAGAAGCCGCAACTTTCCGACCTCCGCGAATCCGGGTCGATCGAGCAAGACGCAGATCTCGTCCTGTTCCCCTTCCGGAAGCACTACTACTTGCAGCGCGAGACCCACAAGCCAGACACCCCGGAATATCACGAGTGGCTGAAGGAGATGGCCGAGCACGAAGGCCGCTGCGAAATCATCATCGGGAAGCACCGGCATGGCCCCGAGGCCAGTTGCGTGGTGCTCTTCGATCCCGCGACCAACCGCTTCGACAACAGGGCGGCGTGACGATGGGTAAGCCCTGGATGCCATTCTACGTCGGCGACTACCTGCGCGACACCCAGCACCTCAGCACCGAGGAGCACGGGGCATACGTGCTGCTGCTGTTCGAGTGCTGGAACGCCGGCGGCGAGCTTCCCAATGACGACGCCAAGCTTGCCCGCATCGTCCGGATGACCCCGACGAAGTGGCGGCGGATCAGCGAGACCGTCGCAAAATTTTTCCAAATTTCAAAAAATTCGTGGAGCCATTCCCGAATTTCGGCGGAACTGAAAATTTTAGCCGACAAATCTGAGAAGGCGGCGGCAAGTGCCCGTGATCGTTGGGAAAAGTCTGAGAAGAAGAAGGGCAAGAACGATGCGAACGGATATGCGAACGCATATGCGGATGCAGAGCGAACGGATATGCGAACAGGTATGCGATCGCAATGCCAGCCACAGCCACAGCCACTTAATATGGAGTCTTCTTCAGCAGAGCAGCTAATCCCGGACAGGGCGCCCGACCCGCCCGAACCTGCTGCCCAGCTTACCGATCGCTGGCCATGGGACCGGGTGCTTGAGCGCGTCGTCGACCTCGCCGGGATCGATCCCGGCAAGGGGCTGATGGATGGCCAGGCGGTCGCGTTGGAATGGTCGCGCCGTGGCTTTTCGCCGGACCTCGACATCCTGCCGGCTGTCGAGGCGATCACGAAGCGGACGGGCTTCAAGCCGCCCCGCACGGTCGGGTACTTTACGCCGATGATCCAGGATCGCCACGACTTGCGCACCGCGCCAGCAGCACGGGCAGAGGCATCGCCACCAGCCGCGCAGACCGGCACTGAAATCGACCGCTGGAATGTCATTCTCGACGCCTGGGAAACCAGCGGTCGCCGTGTCTGGTCGATGCATCAATGGGGTATGCCGCCAGTGGACCGAAAGGGCAGGCACGACCCGAATTGCCGTGCGCCGAAGCAATTGCTCATCGACCGGGGTATCATCCCCGGCCCCAAACGCAGAGAGGACGCAGCATGACGAAGCCGACCTTCGACCAGAACCCGGTTTTTCGCCTCCGCCCCGACCTTATGCCGTCCGACGGACTTTTTGATGCGGCCGATGTCGATCTGGTCTGGAACACCAGCCAGGACCCCGAGACCGGGCAGGTCATCGTGTGCGACGTCACCCTCGATTTTTGGCCGACAGTGGTGCGCGACGCCAAGACCGGCGGTCCGCTCTACCAGGCCAGGCGTGAGGAGTGGACGACCAACTGGAGGGCCAGCTACGGCTGCAGCGTCGAGGGCTGGTTGACCGGTACCGACCCACTGGCAACGCCCGAAGGATTGTTCGGCCAATGGTTGCTTCGTGACAGATTCGCCTCGCAGGCTGAGATGCGCCGTGCCCTTGGGGAGATGGCCAGGATCCGGGAATGCGGCTGGGCACGGGCGATGCTGGCGGGCTACCAGAGCCGCGAGCCGGAAGCCGACGAAAGCCAGGACGAGGGCTGACCTGAATACGGCCGGGGGGAAACCATGAGCAACCGCAGGGGACGACCACGCAAGGCGGTCGCATTGCCGGCCACGGCACCCGACCTGATCGGCGCCAAGCTGCTGGCCGATCGTGACGCGGCGATGGCCGAGCATGAGGCCGTGGCCAAGCGGTTCAACGCGGGCGAGGCCTCGCCGGCTGAGGAACAGCGCGCCCGGCTGAAGGTCTTCCGCCTGGACAAGGCGATCGAGCGGCATCAACGGATCGTCGAGGCCGCGCGCCAGCCTGCCGATTCGGCGGGCGAGGAACTGGCCCGTCGCCGTGCCCAGGTGGCCGCTCGCCTCGAGGCGGCGCAAAGCGAGCTTCAGCGGCTCATCGGCAAGCCGGCGTCGACACCTGCCGAGCGGGCGGCGCTCGACAGCGCACACACCGCCGCCAGCGCGGCCGCGTCCGACCTGCTGCAGGTCGAGGAACAGATGGCCCGGTACGAGGCCGACCAGGTGCGCATCTCGGCCATGCAGCGGTCGCAGTGGTCCGAGGCCGAGAAGGTCATCGTCCGCAACCTCGACGGCATCCAGGTCGAGCGCTACGGGCACGACGGGCCGACACCCGAGCGTCTGGCCAAGGGCGACGTCATCGAAGGCGTGCATAGCGTGACGGCGCGAGGGACCGTGAGGGGTTCGCGCGAGACGGTGAAGGGCTGCCGGACGCAGCAGCCTTTCGACATGTACGAGCGGCGAGGCCTCATCGATGCCGCCCAGTACGACGCCGGCCAGCGGCTGCGCGGCGACTGGGACGAGGGCCAGTTCGCCGGCCGGGTGACCGCCCGCTACGAGGAACCCGCCAGCCCGGGCACCAGCTCGGACGACGCCGTCACCATCGTGGACGCGGCCCGCCGGGCCTACGTCGCCGCCATGCGCGCCGTGGGGCCGATCCTGGCGCCCGTCCTGGTGCATGTCGTGTGCATGGGCGGCACGGCGCGCGAATGGGCGGCGCTGACCGGCGTCACGGGCAAGCGGGCGGAGACGAAGGGCATGGACTACCTCGGCGGTGCGCTCGATGCCCTTGCGGCCCATTACGGCTACAAGAACGCGCCGGCGCAGCCGGTATGGATGGGTGTCGATTGGGGTAGTTGACATCCGTACGGCTATCTGAGAAATTTATTGAGACCTATGAGTGCGCCCGGCGGGAACCATCCCGGCGGGCGTTTCCGTTTCAGGCCGCTCCGGCTTGAACGATCAGGATCCCGACATCGAGGGCGAGGCATGAGCGATCGTGCATCAGCTGCTGATCGCGGTTACGGCACCGCGTGGCAGAAGGCCCGCGCCGGGTATCTCCGCCGGCATCCGTTCTGTTGCCGCTGCGATGCCGTCGGCATCGTCGCCCGGGCTACGGTGGTCAATCACAAGACACCGCACCGCGGCGACCAAAAACTGTTCTGGGACAAGAATAATTGGGAAGCTGTCTGTGAACAGCACCACAACAGCGCGGCCCAGCGCGAAGACAATCGCGGCTATTCTGGCGCTGTCGGCGCCGATGGATGGCCTACAGACCCGCGTCATCCTGGCATGAAGGGGTAGGGGGTCTAGAAATTCATCCCGAAAGGGGTTCTTGACCGGACGGGGTCATTTACGCGCGCAGTCGCATATTAAATTCCGGAGAATTTATTATGGGCACGCGGGGACCGAAGCCAAAACCCACGCATTTGAAGCTCGTCGCGGGCAATGCGGGCCGTCGGCCGCTGCCGGAAAACGAGCCTGATCCTGGCGGAAAGCCGGTCAAGCCGAAGTGGCTGAAGGGTCGCGGCGCGGCGCTGTGGGACGAGGTGATGCAGTTCGCTTTCTGGCTGTCGGTTGCCGATAGCTACAAGCTCGCCTCGTGGTGCGACCGCCAGGCCGAGTTTGAGCGCGGACGCAAGACGTGGACCGCCGCCGATCGTCGCGAGCATCGCTCCGCCGGATCCGAGCTTGGGCTTGATCCGTCGTCGCGGGCGCGCATGGGGGCACCACCCGATGGCGGCAAAAAGAAAGACGACCCCGCCGGCGCGTACTTCGACGACTGACCCCGTCACCGACTACGCCAAGAAGGTCGTCGCCGGCAAAATCATCGCAGGGCCGCACGTCCGCAACGCCTGCCGTCGCCACCTGCAGGACCTGCGCGACGGGCCGAAGCGCGGCCTGGTCTGGGATATCGACGCGGCCCAGCGCGCCATCGGGTTCTATCGCGACGCTCTATGCCTCAATGGTGGCCAGTTCGAGGGGCGGCCGTTCATCCTCGAGCCAAGCCAGGCGTTCAAGACAGGCTCCATCTTCGGCTGGAAATGGAAGGCCACCGGCAAGCGCCGCTTCCGCCGGATCTACATCGAGGAGGGCAAGGGAAACGGCAAGTCGCCGTGGGCGGCGGGCATCGGGCTCTACTGCCTGGCAGCCGACAAGGAACAGCGCGCCGAGGTCTACGCGGCCGGCAAGGACAAGGAACAGGCCCAGGTACTGTTTCGGGACGCCGTCGCGATGGTCGACCAGTCGCCGGCGTTGCTGGCGCGGCTTCACAAGTCGGGCGGGAACCACGTCTACAACATCGCGCATCTGAAGTCGGGTTCGTTCTTCAAGCCGCTCGCCAAGAAGGGTGCAAAGTCGGGGCCGCGTCCGAGCTGCGCGCTTTGCGACGAGATCCACGAGCACCCGAGCGGCGAAGTCATCGAAATGCTTGAGCGTGGGTTCAAATTCCGCGAGCAACCCATGCTGGTGATGATCACCAACTCGGGCAGCGACAGGCAATCAATCTGCTGGGTCGAGCACCAGAACGCCGTCCAGGTCGCAGCGGGCACCCGGACGCCCGACGACGAATTCACCTATGTCGGCGAGGTCCTGGACGACACGCTGTTCTCCTACGTCTGCGCGCTCGACAAGGGCGATGACCCGTTGACCGATCCGTCGTGCTGGGTGAAGGCCAACCCCTTGCTCGGCGTCATCCTGACGCATGACTACCTCGCGGGCGTCGTCAAGCAGGCGATCGACCTGCCGGCCAAGCTGAACGGCATCCTGCGCCTTCACTTTTGCGTATGGACCGATTCTTCCTCGGCATGGATGTCGCGCAAGTTGCTTGATCGATGCCTGATGCCGTTCAAGGCCGAGGAGTACCGCGGGAAGAAGACCTTCTCGTCGTCGGACCTGTCGGCAACCCAGGACATGACCGCCGCGGCGTTCGTGGTGCCGACCGGCACCGTCGAGCGGGAACGGGTGGTCGACGATCGCAAGGTCAAGGTCATCTTGCCGACGTTCGCCGCCTGGGTCGAGGCCTGGACGCCTGCTGATACAATCGCCGAGCGGGCGAAACGCGACCAGGCGCCCTATGAGCAATGGGTGAAGGACGGATGGCTGGTCGCGACGCCAGGCCCGGCGGTGCGCTTGGACTATGTCGCGGCCCGGTTTCAGGCGGCGCAGGCCGATTACCAGCTTCAAGGCATCGCTTACGACCGCTACGGCTTCAAGCTGAAGTTCGAAGCTGAGTTGGACGCCGTCGGCGTCACAGTCCCGACGTTCGAGCATCCGCAGGGCGGGACCCGGCGGGCCAAGCCGGACGAGCGGGCGGTTGCCGCGGCCAAGGCATCGGGCGGAATCGAACCCGAGGGCCTGTGGTTCCCGGGTTCGGTGCGTGAGCTGGAAACACTGATCCTTGAGGAACGGATCGTGCTGCAGGCCAGCCCGGTTCTCATCTCGGCGATCATGTCTGTGGTGACGGAAAGCGACCCCTTCGATAACCGCTGGTTCTCGAAGCGGCGGGCGACCAACCGCATCGACGCGGCGGTCGCGCTGGCGATGGCGGTCGGCCTGGCTACCAGCAGGATCCAGACGAAATTCGTCTCGGTCTATGAAACCCGCGGCATCCGCCGCACATGAACCGATCGGAGCGAAAAATGGGCATTTTCGATCGGCTCCGCACCCGCCAGCCGGCAGGCGAGCGGGTGGAACCCAAGATCGGCGCCCCGAAGACGACCGCCAAGACCGACAGCGACAAGACGCCGGATGCCTGGTACCGGCGGTATGGCGGCGGCATGCGTTCGTCGAGCGGCATCGTCGTCACCAGGGCGGCGGCGCTGCAGGCCTCGGTCGTCCTCGGTGCCGTGACGATCATCGCCGAAGATGTCGCCAAGCTGCCCATCCACGTCTACCGGCTCGGCCCGGCTGGTGAAAAGATCATCGCCGCGGATCACCCGCTGGAACGGCTGCTACGCCGGCCGAACCGGTACCAAAGCCGGTTCGAGTTCTGGGAGATGATGGTGGCCGCGCTGATCCTGCGCGGGAATGCCTATGCCGTGATTCTGCGCGACCGTCGCGGGCACCCGCTCGGGCTGATCGCCTGCAATCCCGACGACGTGTCTGTGCTGCCGTCGCCGGCGGGGGAAATCTTCTACTCGGTCGCGCGCCGCGATCAGCACATGATGACCGTGCTTGCAGGCCTGCCGCAGCTGATCCACAGCGACGACATCCTGCATATCCGCTGGCTGTCGGACGACGGCATCAGGGGGCTGAACCGGCTCGGCCTCGCGAAGGAAATCATCGGGCTCGCTCTGGCCCAGCAGCGCCAGGCCGGGCTGTTCGCCAAGCGGGGTGCGCGCCCGTCGGGCTGGCTCGAAATGCCGGCCGGCGCTGCCGAACTGAGCGATGAAGCCTATCGCCGCATGCAGATCGATTGGGACGACGAACAGGCCGGCCTCGAGAACGTCGGCCGGACGCCGATCCTCGAACAGGGCGTGAAGTTCCACCCCGAGCTGCTGAAGTCCGTCGACATGGAGTTCCTGGCCTCGCGCAAGCATCAGCAGGATGAAATCGCCCGCGTCCTGCGCATCCCGCCCCACAAGCTCGGCTTGGCGGACGGCAAGGTCGACATCGTCAAGGCCGACCAGGACTATCTGAACAGCGTGGTGTCGAGCTATTGCGAGCGGATCGAGTGCAAGCTGAACGATACCTTCGACCTCGACGAGGAGGGCCTGTTCGTCGAGTTCGAAGTTGATCGCTTCCTCCGGGCCGACATCGGCACCCGCTACACCTCCTATCGGACCGGCATTCTTGGCATGTACCTCACCCCGAACGAGGTCCGGCGGAAGGAAGGCCTGCCGGCCGTCGACCACGGCGACACGCTCTATCAGCCGACCAATGTCGCGCCGATCGGCTTCCAGCCGAAGGGCAACGAAACCGGCCCTGGTTCCGACGTCACCGGTGCGCCGGGTGCTGGCGGCGATGGCGACCCGGCGGCCGTGCCAGAAGAGGACTGACGCCCATGACCAAGTTCAAGCTGATCGACATCGAGGAGTTCCGCGCCAGCGCCAGGGCCGGCAACACGCCGAAGGGCACGCGGCCGGAGGAAGGCATCATGCGCGCCGCTACCGGCCCGGCCGAAGACATGGGCGGCCGCACGCTGCGCTATTGCTTCAGCGACGGCACCGTCGATCGCGCGGGCGATACCATCGATCAGTCCGGTTGGGACCTGGCCGCGTTCAATCGCAACCCGGTCGCGCTGTGGTCGCATATGTCGTGGGACCCGCCGATTGGCACGGCCTCGAATGTCGCGCCGAAGGACGGCCGGCTGATGGGCGATATCACCTATGCCGAGCGTGACCAGTACCCGTTCGCCGACACCATTTTCCAACTGGCGAAAGGCAAGTTCATCAACGCCGTCTCCGTCGGTTTCATCGCGCTCGATTGGAGCTTCGCCCAGGACAAGGACCGGCCCTTCGGCCTGGATTTCCACAAGCAGGAGCTGCTGGAAATCTCCGTGTGCTCGGTCCCCTGCAACCCGAATGCGCTCGGCGCCGCCAAGGCGGCCGGCATCGATCTGACGCCGCTGATCGGTTGGGCGGAAAAGCTGCTGGATACCCACGGCAGCAAGATCCTGGTGCCGCGGGCCGAGCTTGATGCCATGCGCAAGGCGGCCGGCGGCGGCAGGTCGTATGTCAAGGCCGGCCGCGCGCTGTCGAAGAAGAACGAGGACGAGTTGCGCGCCGCCTACGAGAAGATTGGCGCCGTGCTGGCGTCGGTCGAGCAGCAGGACGGCGGCGAGGACGACGCGCCGGAGGCCGACGGGAACGAACCCGAGAACATGCCGTCGCCGGACAACCGCCCGGCCGAAGAGGAAGCCCGCGCGCTGCGCCAGCGGGAAGCCGAAGCGATCGCGCTGCGGATCAAGTACGCAGCCTGAGAAACCCCCTCCGGTCTGGCGGGGTGTCCCGGCGCCTTTGGCGCCATCACCATGGAGAGCACTATGCTTAAGAAACTTCGCCAGGCCCTCGACAAGGCCGCGCAAGAGCTGATGGAACTGATCGGCGACGAGAAGAAGTACGCCGAGAAGAAAGCGGAGATCGCCGAGATCGAAGGCCAGATCGAGCGGGCCAAGGAAGCGCTTTCGCTGCAGGCGAACCTTGCTGCCCAGAACGCGGGTCCGGGGCCGTCGTCAGAGATGTCGCGCAGCGGCGATTTCCAGCAGATCCTGCGGCATCCCCGTTCCGGCCGCCTGAAGAATTTCCAGGGCGAGCATGCCGAAGTCCGCGCGCTCCGCTTCGGCAAGTTCGTGCTGGCGTCGGTCTACGGCTCCATGGCCGCCAAGGCCTGGTGCGAGGGCAACGGCATCGAATTGAAGGTTCAGACCGAGGGCGTGAATAACGCCGGCGGCGTCCTGGTGCCGGAAGAGTTCACGAACGAAATCATCGACCTTCGCGACGCCTACGGCCTGTTCCGGCGCTATTGCCGCAACATGCCGATGGGCCGCGACACGATGAACCAGCCGCGCCGCACCGGCGGCCTGATCGCCTATCCGGTCGGCGAGGGCAAGGCGATCCAGGAATCGAATGCGTCGTGGGACAACGTCAAGCTGACCGCAAGCAAATGGGGCGTGCTGGTGCCGTTCTCGTCCGAGCTTGACGAGGATGCCGCGATCAACATCGGCGATTATCTTCTCGGCGAAATCGCCTATGCCTTCGCGGTCGCCGAGGATAACTGCGGCTGGTCGGGTGACGGCAGCTCGTCCTACCACAACATCACCGGCTTCATTCCGAAGTTCGAGAATTCGACGACCCTGGCCGGCGCCGTCGCCGCCGCTACCGGCCACGACACGTTCGCCGAGATCGATGCCACCGACCTGGCGCTGATGATGGGCAAGCTGCCGCAGTACGTCTATCAGCGCGGCCGGCCGGCCTGGTACTGCAGTCAGATGGGTTGGGCCATGGTGTTCCAGCGGATCATCCAGGGCGCGGGCGGCATCTCGAAGGACGACGCCACCGGCCGCGTGGTGTTTCAGTATCTCGGCTTCCCGGTCGAGATTTCGCCGTCGCTGCCGACCGCCGTCACCGCGCTGAACAACAAGGCCATGCTGTTTTTCGGCGACATCGGCATGGCAGCGTCGTTCGGCGATCGGCGGGGCATGACGGTGAAGCGCTCCGAGGATCACAAGTTCGCCGAGGACCAGATCGTGCTGCGCGCGACCGAGCGTTTCGACATCAACGTCCACGATGTCGGCGACACGACCGTCGCCGGCCCGGTCGTCGCGCTGATCGGCAAGACCTGATCCGTGCGGCGCATTCACGGTGACGCGCATCTTCAGGGCCTGCCCGGCGGGCGGGCTCTGTTGGTGCTCGCCGCCTCTACCGGTGAGCGCGTCGGAATCGAACGCTCGCCGGCCCAGTTGCAGCGGCTCTATGACCAGATCGGCGCCTTGCTGCAAGCCAACCAGCCCGAGGAGGCGGCCCAGGTCGAGGATGCCTCCGCCGACCCGTCGCCCCCGCCGACCCAGGCCAAGCGAGGCCGCAAGGCCCTCGCCGCCGAACCCGCCGCCACCTGATCGGAGACCACGGCCATGCAGCCCGCTTCCCGCCTCGCCCTCGCCATCGCCTCGGCCAGCGTCACCAACGGCGCGACCGCCTCCGCCCTCGCCATCGACACCAGCCCGGGCGGCGTTCGCGCCGCCTTCGTGTCGATCGATGTCGTGATGTCGGCGGCCGATGTCGTTTCGAACAAGCCGTCCGTGCTGAAGCTTCAGCACTCGGACACCACCAACGCGACCGACTTCGTCGACCTCGCCGGCTTCGTCGGCGGGACGGATTTCACGATCCCGAACGCCGACACCGCCAACCCCAACCTCTACAAGTTCGACGTCAACCTGCAGGCGCGGAAGCGGTACCTGCGCGTGCAGGTGTCGCCCCGCACGACCCAGACCATCTTCGCCGTCGCGAACCTGCACGAGCTGGGGCAGATGCCGAACACGGCCGCCAAGGCCGGCGTCCTCGCCCTGATCCAGGGCTGACCAGAAGCGCGCGGCTAGGGTAGCCCCCGAAAAGCCGGTTCCCGCCCGGCCTGCCGCGCGCCCACGCGGGCATCATCACGGGAATGATCACCATGCTGAAGCTGATCGTCCGGTTTGGGTCGAAGATCCTTGCCGACGCGGACTATTCGGAAGACGACATCGCCGCCGGCGCTGCCGCCGACGCTCTGGCGCTGCTGGTCGCGGCGCTGCCCGCTGGCGAGAGCTTGCGGGTGTCGATCGCCCGCGTCGATGCCGGTGACGCGCGCGCCTTGCCGGCTGCAATCGAGCAAGGGGCGCGGGCCGACATGGCCGAAGCCGGCCTCGTCCTGCTGCGCCCCTGGACGCCGGCCGGCGCACCGCCCGGCCTGCATCTCGAAGGCTTCAAGCCGCATGCCCGCGAAATCTCGGTCCGGGCCGTGATGTCGGCGCCGCGGCTTGGCTTCAACGACATGTGGGCCTGCGCGGCCGAAGTCCTGCCGGCGCTGGGCATCCCGCTGACAAAGGTCGGCGGAGCGTTCTGGGACCAGTCGCTGACACTCGGCCTGACCGATGCCCTCGCCGATGGCGCGGCGGACTACATCCTGACCCTCGACTATGACAGCGTCTTCAACCGCGCCCATGTCGCCCGGCTGCTGGAACTGGCGCTGGTGCATCCGGCGGTCGACGCCATCGCCCCGTTGCAGGCCAGCCGGCACAACGACAAGCCGCTGTTCGGCGTGCGGGGCAGCGTCGGCACCGAAACCGAGGTCGCGCGGGAGACGGTCGAGGTCGACCTTTATCAGGTTGCCCAGGCGCATTTCGGCCTCACCCTGTTGAAGGCCTCGAAGCTGCGGGCCTTGCCTAAGCCGTGGCTGGTCGGCACGCCCGACGCCGGCGGCGAGTGGGGGCCGGGCAAGGTCGATGCCGATATCCACTTCTGGCGCCAGTGGGAGGCGGCAGGGAACAACCTGGCGCTCGCCCCGCGCGTCGTCATCGGTCACCTCGAGCTGATGGTTCGCTGGCCGGACCAGGGCCTGGCGCCGATCTGGCAGAGCGCGCAGGCCTGGGAGCGCACCCGCCGCGCACCGCCCGGCACCTGGACGGGGATTGCCGCATGATCATCACCATCCTGAAGCCGTTCGGCCCCTATTCGCGCGGCCAGGTCCTGCCTGACGTCCCGGGCGGCCAGGCCCGCGGCTGGATCGGGCGGGGCCTGGCCGTCGAGGGGCGGATCGCAACCACGGCCGCTGCCGAGGCGGCGGCGGACCGCGCCCAGCCGGCCGGGCTGATCAGCAGGATGATGAAGGGGAAGGGCAAGCGCTGATGCTGACCGTCGTCACCCCGGCCGCGGACCTCGGCCTGCTGACCCTGGACGAGACGAAGGCCGCGACCGGCGTGACCGGCAGCGCGCAGGATCCGGCGCTGGAAACCTTGCGGCTGCGCGTCGCCGCGATCGTCGCGGCCGAATGCAATGTAGCCGCCGCCGGCGCGCGCGCCGTCACCTTGCGGCAGGAAACCTTGCGCGAGGTTCTGAGGCCGGGCCGGCCGACCACACGCTTGCTGCTGTCGCGCCGGCCGGTGGTATCGGTCGCGTCGATCACGGTCGATGGCGTCGCGCTGGCCGAGACCGATTACGAGCTGGACCAGGCCGGCGCCATCCTGTGCCGCCTGGTCGACGACACCCCGGCCGCGTGGCTGCCGGGCAAGATCGTCGTCGAGTATGTCGCCGGCTGGGGCTCGGTGCCTGACGGCCTGAAGCTGGCAGCGGCGAAAATGTCGCTGCTGATCTGGTCGGAGAACGGGCCTGCCCCGCGCGATCCGTCGATCAAGCGCGAGCGTGTCGACGGCGTCGGGGAAATCGAGCGCTGGGTGGGGCCGGACACCGATCCGGCCTTTCCGCAGGAGGTCAAGGACCTGCTGCGGCCCTACCGCAACGGCCGGCGCTGGTCATGAGGGCGTCCGACGCGCTGGCCATGCTTGATCGCCAGATCGACGCGGCGCCCGAAACCGTCACGCTCGCCCGCGGCAGCACGACCGCAACCTGTCAGGCCATCGTGCAGGGCGGCGAGACGGCCGCGACCGATGGGCCGATCGGCCAGGAGCGTCACGCCCTCGTTCTGTCGCCCGCTCGCCTCGAGGCGGCGGGCTGGCCGGAACCTCGCATCGAAACCGCTACCGACCAGATCCTGATCCAGGGTCGGTACCGGACCGTCGTCGATGTCAGCACGAAGGCGATCGGCGACGTCGTCGTCCGGATCAACGTCACCACCATCGGCTAGGAGCCAGCCATGAAGATCGTCGAATTCACCCGCGAGCATGACGGCCGCGGCGCGGGCGAGCGCGCCACCATCGACGCGGGCGCGGCCGCCACGCTGGAGCGTCAGGGTATCGCCCGGATCGTGGGCGATTTCCGCCTGGTCGGCGAGGCCGGCCCCGAGATCGACCTGACCGGCTCGGAGGCCCAGCCCGCGGCGGAGGCGACCGAGGTCGACGCCGCGCCCTCGCCCCGCCGCGGCAAGCGGGCTGGCGACGAATGAGCGTCGCCGGGTCGCGGACCTGGTTTTCCGGCGGCGTGAAGGAACAGCAGGCCGCGCTGTTCCGGCAGGGCATCGCCTGGCTGACCGGCGCGGCCCAGGCTGGCATCGCCCAGGCGCAGGAGATCAACCGGGCCGCTGTCGGTCACGACCTGGCCTATAGCCAGGAGGTCGACGGCCGTCCCGGCGCCGGCCTCGACGCGGCGCAACCCGGCAGCACGATCGTCATCCGCTTCGAGGCGGTCGGCGCCGTGCTGAACGCGGCGGTCGACGAGGCAATTGGCCTCTATCGCGACCTCGTCCCGGTCGGCAACCGCGGCGAGGGCGACGACGACCCGGGGCAGGCGCGCGACAGCCTGGTGATGGTGGTCGACGGGGCGCCGCCGATCGGCGTCTCGGCCGGCCGCGGTGTCGACCTCGCCGGGGCCGCCTCGGTCGTGCTGTGCAACCCGCTGCCCTACGCCCGGCGCCTCGAGCGCGGCGCGTCCGACCAGGCGCCCGACGGCGTGCTGAACGTCATCGCCTCGGTGCTGGATGCCGAGTTCGGCCAGCGCGCCGGCGGCCCGCTCGCCGTGTCGTTCGACTATGGCGCGGTGGCCGGCCAGGTCGGCGACAGGCCGCTGATCCGCCTGACGGCCGCATGACGTCCGCCACCCCCGCCGCGGCGATCGAGGCCCGGTTGCGCGCCCACTGGACGACGACGGACGTCTTCGTCGGCGGCAACGACACCTTCAAGCCGCCGGTCGACGGGCAGGGCCGGCAGCTGCCTTATGTGCGGCTGATGTTCCCCGGCGCCGTCAGCCGCCAGCAGAGCATCGGCAGCCCTGGGCGCAACAGCTGGCGCGAGGATGGCGCGTTTCAGGTCATCGTCGCCGTGCCGACCGCAACGGGCGAGGCGACGGCGCGCGAATGGTGCGACCAGATCGCCGCCATCTTCCGCGGCCAGACCTTCGGCGGCGCCGTCGTGTGCTACGGCCCGCACACCCCCGTCCCCGCTGTCGGCCCGGCCGGCGGGTACTACCGGATGACCCTCGCCGTCCCCTACTGCTGGCAGTTCCTGGGCTGATCGCCCGGGCCGACCTCACCCCAGACGCCGCGCCCAGCGGCCATTGAAAGGAGCCTGACATGGCCACCACCAACTATTTGGCCGGCATCGAGACGAATGCGGTCGAACTGTCGTTCGCACCTGAAACGACCTGGGGCGTCGCGCCCTCGACGACCTTCCAGGCCATCCGCATCACGGGGGAGGGGCTGAAGAGCCAGAAGCAGCGCGGCCGTCCGGCGGAGATCAAGACGACCGCCGAGGCCTCGGCCGCCATCACGAACCAGATCACCGCCGATGGCGCCATCAACTTCGCCCTGTCCTACGGCACGCATGATGGTCTCTGGCCGTCGTTGCTCAATTCTGCCTGGTCGAGCGAATACACGATCACCTCGAGCACGACCGACATCAGCTTCGTCGCCGCGACGAACAAGCTGACGTCGACGACGTCCGGCAAGTTCACCAACCTGGTTGTCGGCCAGTGGATCCGGATCACCAGCCCGCTCAACGCCGGCTATGGCCGGATCAAGGTGAAGACCTCCGCCACCGATCTGACGCTGGACCATATCGTGCTGGTCGACGAGACCAGCGCCGGGACGAATATCGTCCTGAAGACTTCGGGGTTCATTCGCAACTCCAACACCTTCCAGTCGCTCTATTTCCAGAAGAAGCTGGCCTCGGACCTCTGGCTGCGCTACCCGGGCGTGCAGATCACGGGCGCGACCCTGAATGCGCAGCAAGGCCAGTTCGCCCAGGGCAGCTTCAACACCTCGGCCAAGATCGAGACGAAGGCGACCAGCGACGTTTCCACCGGCGGCATCACCCCGGCGCCGTCCACGATCGTCTTCAACACGGTCTCGCAGTTCCAGCAGCTGATGGTCGATGGCGCCCTGGTCCAGGCCGTGTGCAAGGGCGTGTCCCTGCAGATGACGAAGGATGGCGCGGGCCTGGATTTCGGCGTCGGCTCGGCCTCGGCGCAGGGCATGCGCATCGGGACCTTCACCCTCGCCGGCGGCAAGGCGACCTTCTTCTTCAAGGATTTCACGCTCTACCAGATGTTCCTGGACGAGGCGTTGCACACATTCAGCTATCGCCAGGTCGACGCCGCGGGCAACGCCTACATCTTCACCTGCCAGGCCGTCGCGCTGATGAACCCGCAGATCGTGGCCCAGGCCCCGAACGGCTCGGTGATGGCCGACTTCGAGCTTGAGGGCAATCCCTCCGCGCTCGGTACCTTCCAGATCGACCGCATCGCGGCCTGATCCAGCTACCCCGCCCGCCCTCCCGGGGCGGGGCCGGCCGGCGGCGTTTGCATCGGGGCGCCGCCGGCCACCTTCCCGATACCCGATGCCATGGAGAACCCGATGTTTCTGACCGATGTTGAACTGAACACCCAGGCGGTCGAGGCGGGCGACTGGGTCGATGACCTGCCCGACGGCGACGGCATCCGCATCCGCGCCCGCTCGCTGAACTGCAAGCTGGCGACGATCGCGCGCGACCGGAAAATCCGTGCGCTGCCGGCCAAGGTCCGGAAGGCGAAGGGCGGCCTGCCCAGCGACGTGATGGAGCGGATCACCGCCGAGATCCTGCACGAGGTCTGCATCCTCGACTGGGACGGCCTGTTCGAGCGCGCCGGCGGCCCGGCGGTGCCGTATTCGCCCGAGACGGCGGCCAAGCTGCTGTTGGACGACCGGTACCGTCCGTTCCGCGATATCGCGCTCGTGGCCGCGACCCGCGTCGGCCAGGCCCGCGACGAGACGATCGAGGAAGCGACGGGAAACTGATCGTCCGGTTCGACTGGGGGCACAGCTGGGGCAAGCACAGTGAGTTCCTTGAGAACTTGCCGGAGGGGTTGGGCGGTGCCCCCGACGAACCGGACATCCCGGAATGGGTCGAACCGTACTGGACCGCCTATGTCCGGCTCGTCCGTGGCCGGCAGTATGCAGGCATGGGCGGCGACCCGCTGCCGATCGATGAGGAATCGATCGTCCGCTATGCCGGCCGCGCCGGCATCACCGATCCCGACGATGTCGAGGACCTGATCGCGGTCATCAACGCCGTCGACGACCATGTCCGGAAGGTCATGGCCGTCGAGGCCGAGCAGGCCCGCCAGCGCCAGAAGTAACGCTGACCGCACCACCTCGGAGGATGCAGCCATGGCCGTGTTGTCGCAGCTCGTCACCGAGGTGGTTGTTCGCGATCAGGGGTCGCAGACCCTGGCGGCCATCGCCGGCGCATGGGACAGCCTCGGCCAGGCGGGCGAGAAGGCCAGCGCGGCGAACGACCGGGCGGCGGGCAAGGTGGCGGCCGGCAACCAGGAGGTGGCGCGGTCCTATGCCGCGCTGCGCGCCGCGGCGAACGACGTCTATCGCGACATGGCCGCGGCCGCGCAGCGCAACCAGGCGATGCAGGACCAGTTTTCCCGGTCGGCCCAGGCGGCGAACGACAACACGGCCTCGGTCTGGCGCCAGATGGCCGACAAGGTCGGCGGCTTCTTCTCGGGCATGGTCGAGAAGATCAAGGGCGCCTTCGGCCAGGCGACCGAGGCGACCAACGATTTCCAGAAGCGCCAGGACCAATCGGTGCTGTGGACGATCGCGAAATGGGCGGCCCTCGGCGCGGCCGTGGCATTCTCGGCCGATGTTGCGATCAACGGCTGGGACAAGGCAACCGCCAGGGTCGGCCAGTTGGCGGACGGTATCGGCGGCGCCGCGACCAAGACGGTCAAGGCGATCGACGACGTTGCGGCCCGCACGCAGACCGAATTGTCCGGCGCCTACGACAAGGCGTCCGCCGCGGTCGAGGATTGGGCCAACCGCGGCGCCGAGGCCTATGCGAGGATATCGGCGGCTGCCGAGCGCTGGGCGGAGCGTGTGGGGGCCTTCGTCGTCAACAAGGCCTTCGAGATCGGCGCCGACCTGCTGGCGGCCTATTCCCGCGAAGTGCTGCAGGTCAGCGAAGCGCTGACGAAGCTGTCCGCACAGACCGGCTTGTCCGTCGCCGCCCTGTCGGCCCAGCGCCAGCAGGCCGCGGCGCTCGGCGTCGACGCGAAAGAGCTTCAGGCGGCGCTCAAGCGTGTCGGCGACGCCATCGAAGGTGTCGGAGACCAGGGGCGCGCCACGCGCGACCATCTCAAGGACATGCGGATCGGCCTGGACGGGCTGTCGCGGTCCGACGCCCAGGCGGTCCTGGCGAAGATCGCCGGGGAGATGCAGGCGTATGGCGCGTCGGCCGATCGGGCGACCATCGCCGGCAAGGTGTTCGGCGACAGCCTGGGCAACACGATGCTGCCGGCGCTGGCCCAGGGCGAGGAGGCTTTCAAACGGGCCGCCGCCGAGGGCGCGCGGTATGGCGTCGTCATCACCGATGCCCAGGCGGCCGCCTTCGAGCGCATGCGCCAGCGCCAGGAACAGCGCGAGCGGGAAGAGAAGGCCTATGCCGAACGGGTCAAGCTGATCTGGGCGGACCTCGCGGCGAAATTCAGCGATATCAGCGCGTCGAACGTCGGCAGCCTGGACAAGCTGGGCGCGGGCTGGAATGCGGTAATCGACGGCTTGAACGCCCGCATGCGCGCGCTGCGCGAAAACATGCCCGTCCTGAAGGCCATCAGCGACTTCGTGACCGGCGGCGATGCCACGGCCTTCGCCGACAGCATTGCCGGTGGGCTGAAGGTCCCGACCGGCTTCAAGCCGCCGACCCCTGCCGGGTCTTCCGGCGGCAGCACCTCGTCCGTCGCCGCCGAGCAAGCGCAGGCTGCGCGTGAGGCGGCCGCGACCAATGCACGACTGGCCGAACAGAAGCGGATCCTGGACGACATGCGCAATGGGGTCCGCGACCGCATTGCCCTCGAAGGCCAGGCCCAGCTGCAGCAGGATATCGCCGCGGCGAAGGACAAGGCCCGCGCCGATGTCCTGGCCAAGTTCCCGCAGTACACGGACGAGCAACGGGAAGCGCTCGAACCGCAGATCAAGGCGATGGAGGCCCTGTACGTCTCCGAGGTCAGGATCGCGGCCGAGCGGAAGCGGCGTGCCCAGGAAGAGGCCGATTTCCGCAAGGCGGCCGAGGAGCATGAAGAGGCGCTGAAGCGCCAGGTCGAGTTGGAGCAAAAGAAAGACCGCGCCCTTGACGACCATATCCTGAAGCTCGAGGCGCAGGCCCGCGCCGCGGGCGACCTGACGACCGAGCAGAAGGCGCAACAGGCGGTTCTTGAGGCGCAGGCCCTGTTGTACGACGAGCAGGGCCGCAAGCTGCGCGACCTGACGCAATCCGAACGTGACCGGATCGCCGCGGCCGTCGAGTTGAAGGCCCAGAACGAGCAGATCAAGAAGGCCCAGGAGGAACAGAAGCGCGTCATCGATCGGACCACTGACGACGTCGTCAAGTACGGCTCGGACGCCTTCGCCGACATGTTCCAGCGGAATAGCCGGGGCTGGCGCGGCATGCTGGCCGATTTCCAATCATCGTTTCGCGCGGCGCTCGCCCGCATGGCGGCCGAGGCGTTTCTTCGGCCGATCATTCAGCCGATCGTCGCCTCGGTCGTCGGCAGCGTACCCAGCCTGTTCGGCCTGGCCGGCAGCACCGGCGCGGCCGGCGCGACGTCATCCGGCGGGCTGGGGTCGATCCTGTCGCCGATCACCGATGCCATCGGCATCGCGAAGTCGTTCCTGGGGGACGCCATCGGCGGCGTGTCGTCGTGGGTGAACGGGATTGGCACGTCGCTCGGTTTCGGCTCCGGCATCGCCGCTGCCGCGCCGTCGGCCGCATTCATCGGCCCGATGCCCCTGGCAACCGGCGCCCTGGGCACCACGACGACGCTGTCCGGCCTGCTGAGTGGGGCCGGCGCGGGCTTCGGCGCTGGGATGTTGCTCAACAGCCTGCTGGGCGGTTCCCAAATGGGCGGCATGGTCGGTTCGGGCGTCGGATCGCTTGGCGGTGCGCTGGCCGGGACCTTCCTGTTTCCCGGCGTCGGCACGTTGCTCGGCGGATTGCTGGGCGGCGGTGCCGGCGGCGTCATCGGCGGACTGTTCGGAAAGGACGATCAGCGTCCGCTCGGCAACGCGCAGCTCGGCGCGGTGAAGAACGGCCGCCTGACGTTCGGCACGACGACGAGCCTCGATGGCTACGACAACAGCCGGGAAATCCAGCAGATGCAGCAGGCCGTCACGCTGGTGAACGGCATCATCGACAAGTTCGGCCTGACGCTCAACCAGGACCTTCTGAAGCGCGGCTTCGAGGATACCAGCAACCCCATTGGGCTGATCGGCAAGACCAGCACGTTCGACGGCCCCGCCAACCTGCAAGAGTGGATCCAGCGTTTCTTTGCCGGGCGCGAGGGGCAGTCATATCTGACCGGCGCGACGGGCACCCTCGGCGCCGCGTTCGATCGCCTATCCTCCGGCGCGGTCAAGCCGGAATCGGGCGACGACGTGCTGAAGATGCTGGACTATGCCAGCGGTTTCGACGACGCCGCGCGTCGCGCCGCCGCCGGCATCAACACGCTGGCCCGTCAGACCCTCGAATGGGAGATCGCCGCGCGCGACGCCGGCAAGGGCCTGAAGAAGACCGTCGAGGACTACATCAAGCAGGCGGTCGACTATTTCGGCTCCGGCTCGCCGCAGGAAGCGCAGGCCCGCACTACGCAGCGGCAGAGCATCTATGGATTGATGGGCCTCGACCCCGCCGGCAACGCGATTGCGCCCGGCTCGTCCGACATGCTGACCGGCCGCGACGCCGCGCTGGCCCAGGCCAGGGCGCAGATGGAAACCTATCGCGAGGCCCTGGTCGCGACCGGTCTGACCGCCGAACAGGCTGCCGCGGCAATCGACCGGGCCAACACAGCCCAGGCAGCCGCGATCAACAGGCAGTGGGACGAGGCCGACCGCCGTACCACCTTCGGGCTCGACCAGCGGCAGGCGGCGGCAAACCTCGCCGTCGGCCGCGGCGGCGACGCGCAGGCCTTCGCCCGCACCAGCCTCGCCGAGCAGCATCGGCAGGAACTGGTCGACGCCGAAGCGTCGGGCATGAACAAGCTGAACCTCGAGCGGCTGAAGGCAATCCAGTTGCTCGAAGAAGAGGCCCTGAGACAGCAGCAGATCGAGGGCAACCGCCGCACGGCGGAAGGAATGGTCGACCGCCAGAATGCGGCGCGGGTGACCATGGGCCAGATGACCCAGGCCGAGGCCGAGACCGAAGCCCTTCTGGCGCGGCAGCGTCAGGAACGGTGGGACGCCGAGCGTTCCGGGATGACCGCCGCCAATCGGGAAATGCTGCTGCACACCCAGCAGCTCGAGCGCGAGGCCCTGGCCTACCAGCAGGCGGTGCAGGCCGCGCAGCAATCGGCCCAGGCGGCCGGTGCGGCGCTGTCGTCTACCGTGTCGGTCGCGGTTGCACAGGTGACGACCGTAGCGGCCCGCGCGACGAAGGAACTGGACGCCTTCGGCCGTGAAATCGACCGCGTTGCCCAGGCCGAACAGCGGATGGCCGACCAGCGCAGCCGGGCGCTGCAACTGGTCGAGGGCTATAAGCAGATCGGCGAGACGCTGGCGAAGACGATCGCCAACATCAAGGCCGGCACGCTCGACCCGGGCGACCAGCTCACCGCGGCGCGCACCGAATTCCTGCAGCAGATCAGCCGCAGCCGCGACATGTCGCTGTCGGAAGATGACCGCATGGCGGCGATGACGGCGGCGGCCGAGGCCGGCACCGCCTATCGCGACCTCGCCCGCGACTACTACGGCGGCGCGACCGCCGAGTTCGTGCGGGTTTCGAACGAGATCGCCGACGGCCTGGGCAACGTCAAATCCGGCGCCGACCTGCAGCGGCAATACCTGTCCGACCAACTGAAGCTGATGGAGAAGTATTACCCGACCATCGCGACTTCGGTCGTCGACATCGCCGGCGCCATCCGCGATTACGAGGCGGCCCGCAACACCCAGACCGGCACCGATAACAGCGCGTCGGCGACGATGAACAGCGCGCTGAAGGGGCAGTTCGACACGCTGGCGACCAATGCGTCGACCTACTACAACCAGCAGGCCGCGACCCTCGGCGCCAAGACGGCCCGCGAACTGATGGAGACGCAATTCGGCGCGTCGCGTGACGCGATCATCGCGGCGATCACCGACTGGAAGACCCTCGACGCGATCGGCAACCAGTATTACCGCGGCATGCACGCGCCGGAATCGCCCGAGGCCGACGCGATCCGGGTCAAAATCTTCCAGCTCGGCGGCGTGCCCACGTTCCGCTGGGGTGGTGACCATCTCGGCGGCGTCCGCCTGGTCGGCGAGGCCGGCCCGGAACTCGAGCTTACCGGCTCGGCGCGATACCTGACGGCCGAGCAGACCCGCGACGTGCTGGCCCCGCGCGCCGGCCGGTTCGACATGCCGAGCATGCCGCGCGCGGCCGCGAACGATCCTGGTCACGCCGGCGGCTCGGACAAGGTGGTCAAGGCCGTCGAGGGCCTGGCGGCCGAGTTCGCCGCCTACCGCCTGCAGTCGGCCGAGGAGGCGGCGGCCCTGCGCCAGGACCTCGCCGCGTCGAAGGCCGAAACCGCCACGCTGCGCCGGATGGTCGAGCGGCTAGCCTCGGCCCCGTCGCGCAAGCAGGGATAGCGCCATGGCTCAATCGGTGGCCTATGCGATCGAGACCCAGGCCCACGACGGTACGGGCCTGGTGGATCTGCGGTTCGGCTCGCCGGGCTGGACGTCGCGCCCGACCGACACGCCGGCCGGCAAGGTGTTCGTCGGCCGCGTCGTCAATGCGGGGAACTTCAGCCTGCACGCATTCGCGTCGGGCCGCACCGGCGGCCGGGGCGACGTCGGATCTGGCACGATCACGCTCGCCAATGCCGATGGCGCGCTAGACGCGCTGAAGTCCTACGGCTGGGGGCGGCGGATCACCGTGCGCCGCGGCCTGGTCGACGGGCTGACGATGCCGGCATATCCGGCCGGCTGGGCGGTCGTGTTCGCCGGCGTCGTCGAGCAGGCCGAGGTGACGCGCGACGTCGTGCGCCTGTTGATCCGCGACCGCCAGGCCGAGGTGGCCGACCTGCCGATGTCGGCGGTCAAGTTCGATGGATCGAACGTGCTGCCCGCCGGCGTCGAGGGCGGCGCCGACATCAAGGGCAAGGTCAAGGCGCGGATCTATGGCGCGGCCTATAACTTCGCCCCGCGATGCTGCAACACGTCGCGGCTGATCTACCAGATCAGCCAGGGCGCGCTGCAGGTCGTCTCGGCCGTCTATGATCGCGCCGCCGTCGTCACCCCGGGCACGGCGCGCGCCAGCCTGGCCGCGCTGCAGTCCAACACGCCGACGGCCGGCACCTTCGATTGGTACCTGGGTTCGGGCGGCGACGGGGCCTATATCCGCCTGGGCACGACGCCATCGGGCGAGGTGACGGTTGACGCGACCGAGGGCGCGACGGCCGCCGACCGCACGGCGGCCCAGGTCTGGAAACGCATCCTCCTCGGCCCCGGCGGACTGTCGTCGGGCGACATCGATGCCGCCGCGGTCGCCGCACTGGACGCCGCCAACGACGCGGAAATCGGCATCTGGGTCGGCGAGGAAACCACGGTCGGCGACGTGCTTGACAAGGTGGCGGCCTCGGTCGGCGCGTTCTGGGGCATCACCCGCGCCGGGCTGTTCACCATCTCCCGGTTCGAACTGCCCACGGGCACGCCGGTCACGACCTTCACCGACAGCGATTTCGGCGCCGATATCGACCGCGTCGCCGGCAACGACGTCGGCGCGGGCAAGGGCGTCTGGCAGGTCGTCTTGAACTACCGCGTCAACCACACGGTGCAGACCTCCGACCTCGCCGGCTCGGTCACCGCGGCGCGGCGCCAGGTGCTGGCCCAGGCCGGCGCGTCGGTCACGGCCAGCGACGCGACCGTGAAGACGCAATACCCGCTCGCCGATCAGGTCGAAGTCGATACGCTGCTGGTCGACGAAACCCGGGCGGCGACCGAGGCGGCCCGCATCCTCGCCCTGCGCAAGGTCGCCCGCGACTATGTCGACCTGACCGTGTCGGCCGGCCGGGCCGGCACCATCGAAATCGGCGCGGTCGTGGCCGTCCGCCTCGCCCGCTACGGCTGGGATGGCGGCAAGCTCTTCCGGGTCATCGGCCGCACCGAGGATCACGACGACGTCGGCGCCGTCCGCCTGTCGCTGTTCGGCTGACAACATCACGAGGATCCGATGGCGAATGTGCTGCTGGCCGGGCCGAACTATGTCGACGCGACGTTCTTCACCGTGTCGTTCAGCGGCGGTGCATGGCAGGCCGGGTTGCCGCTGACCAACCTGCGCGACCCGCAATTGGCCGTGGTGGCACGGTCGACGAATGCGACGCTGGCGGCGACGCAATTCGATGTCGACCTGGGCACTCAGCGGCTGGTGAAAGCGCTGGCCATCCCCTTCTCCAACTGCAGCCGCAGCGCGACGTATCGCATTCGTAGCAGCACCGCGGCCGGCTCGTTCGTCGCGCCCGACCTGGTGACCGATTCCGGCTGGCTCGACGTGTATCCGATCATCTACCCATGGGGCACCACGCTCTATGGCTCGGCGAGCTGGTGGGATGGCCGGATGTCGCCCGAGGAGGCGGCGGTGTCGCGGATGCCGATCATTCAGGTGTTCGCCTCGCCGCCGATCGCGCGGTACTGGCGCATCGAGATCGCCGACACGTCGAATCCTGACGGCTACATCGAAATTCCCCGGCTGGTCCTGGCGGCAGGCTGGCAAGGCTCGCTGAACATGGCGGTCGGCTCGGGCCTGGGCGCCGAGACGTTGACCGGGTCGGTCCGGTCGCTGTCAGGCGCGTCGTTCTTCGACCGGCGCGAGGCCGCGCGCACCGCGAAGATCGTCTTCAACTTCCTGCCCGAGGACGAGGCGATGGCCTCGGCCTTCGACCTGATCCGCACGATAGGCATAGACCAGCAACTGTTTTTCGCGTGGAACCCGGATGACACGGTCCATCGTCATAGGCGGTCGTTCCTGGCCACGCTGTCGCAACTCGCCTCGGTCGAATCGAGCACGCCCGACCGTTTCGCAGCCAGCTTCGAATTGAAGGAGGTGATGCCTTGAGCACGTCAATCGAGATCCCGCCGGGCAGCGGCGACATCTTCGTCTTTCCCGATCAGTTCCAGGGGCCGGGCTACCTCACCCGGTTCCCAGAATTGTGCACGGCCCTGGCGGCACTGTCGCAGGGCGCGATCGACGACGCGGCGGCGGCCCAGCTGGCGGCCTCGCTGGCGCAGACCTTCGCCCTGACGTCGACGACGTCGACGACCTCGCGGACGATCGGCACCGGGTCGATGTCGTTCACGATGGCGGATCAGTTGCCGCTGATTGCCGGCAACTACGTCATGATCCCCAGCCAGGCCAACCCGACCACGAATTGGATGTGGGGCCAGGTCACGTCGCGGGTCGGCCTGGTCCTCACTGTCTCGGTGCAGCTGACAGCCGGCGCGGGCACATTCGCGGACTGGGCTATTCAGTTGTCGTCGCCGCGCGGGCCGACCGGCGCGACGGGCGGCGTGAGTTCGGTCAACACGTTTACCGGCGCCGTCACCCTGGGCGTCGCGAACATCTCGGGCGCCGCGCCGCTGGCATCGCCGGCTCTGACCGGGACGCCCACGGCCCCGACGGCGACGGGCGGGACCAACACGACGCAGATCGCGACGACCGCGTTCGTCCAAACCGCGCTGGCCGGCGCGGGCGTCGGGCTGAACCGCATCATCAACGGCAATTTCCGGGTGATGCAGCTGTCGGGCAGCACGACGGTCAACAGCGCCACCCGCGTCTATCCGATCGACCGCTGGCAAGCGTTCGGGGTCGCCTCGGCCGGCACCTTCACCGTCTCGCGCAGCAGTGGCGCCAGCGGCTATCCCTACATGCTCACTGCCACCGTCGGCACGGCGGCGGCCAGCCCGGGCGCGTCGGACAGTTACGCGATCCTGCACCGGATCGAGGGGCCGCAGGTGGCCGACCTCGGGTTCGGTGCGTCCGGGGCGCAGTCGATCACGCTGTCGTTCATCGTCCGCTCATCCGTCACCGGCACGTTCAGTGGCTCGATCCGCAACGGCGCGGCCAACCGGTCCTGGCCGTTCACCTACTCGATCCCCACCGCGAACACGCCCACGACGATCTCCGTCACCATCACCGGCGACACCTCCGGTACCTGGCCGATCACGGCCGGTTCGGTCGGGCTTGATGTGATTTTTTGCCTGGGCTCGGGATCGTCCGGGCTCGGCGCCGCGGGTAACTGGGCCGCGGCCAATTATTTCGGCGCGACGGGTTCGGTCAACCTGATGGCCACCGCCGGCGCGACCTGGTCGATCGCCAATGTGCAGTTGGAGCGCGGCACGGCCGCGACCACCTTCGATTTCCGCCCCTACGCGGCTGAGCTGGCGCTTTGCCAGCGTTATCTCCAGGTCATGGCAAAGGACGGCTCTTCACAGACCTATTTTGCCGGCATGGTCGAGACGGCGTCGACGGCAAGCTATGTCGTGCCGCTCGTCCCGCCGATGGCGGTTGCGCCGACTGTGACGTTCGAGGTCGCCCCGGGCTATTTCGCGATGGCGAGTGCCGGCGTCGGTGTGCAGACCTGTTCGGCGATCACCGCCAGCTACACGGATAGCACGACGTTGGTCGTCGGCGCCACCAATGCATACGGTGGCGCCTCGCTGGGCACTGTCAGCCGCCTACTGTCGGGGACGACAAATGCCTCGAGGATTATTGTGAGGGCCGAGCTATGACCCAATACGAGCTGACCGAGGCCGGCATGATCCGGCGGATCGCCGACGGCGCGGTCATCCCGCGTGACGATCGCAACGGCGAGTACCGCGACTATCTGGACTATGTCTCGGCAGGCGGCGCCGAGGCGCTGTTGCCGGCGCCGACGCTCGCCGAGGCCCGGGCGGCCAAGGTGGCGGCGATCAACGCGCAGCGCGATCTGGTGCTGGCGGCCGGCGCCCCCTATGGCCCGGCCAGGATCGCCGTGCATGACGGCGCGCGGGCCGACCTCTCCGGCATGGCGGCCTATGCCACCACCGTCATGATGACGGCGGAGACGCCGGCGCCGATTGCCTGGCCCGCCTCCTACGCGCTCGGGTGGATCGCGGTCGACAATACCCGTGTGCCGCTGCCCACGGCGGCCGACGGCCTCGCCCTCGCCGCGGCCGTGGGTGCCTGGTACGGCGCGGTGGTGCAGCATGCCAGGACGCTGAAGGACGAGGCCCTGGCCGCGGCCGACGCGGCCGCGCTCGAGGCGATCGACGAAACCGCCGGCTGGCCCTGATCGGGACCTAAACGACACAGGTAGGCGGGGCGCTGCGGCGCCCCTTTCTTTTTGGGGAACGACATGCAGACACCGGGTCCGGCCACCGAAACCGTCATCGGCGGCACCCTCTTGACCTCGCCCTACTGGGCGGCGTGGTTGCACGACATCAACCTGTTCGCGACGACGATCGCGACGGTGGGCGGCGCGATCATGGCCATTCATGGCGTCGTCCGGATCATCGTCGGCCTGGTCGAGCGCCGGCGCGGCCAGCAGCCCGACCAGCGATGAGCGCCGACGATCTGCCGCCAGGCGTCACGCCCGGTTGCGCCGCGCCCTTCTACCGGACCGCCGAGGGGCGAATCGAATTGGTCGTGCCCCGCGCTGGCGGTTCGGCCGAGGTCTACCCGGTACCGCTCGGCGTCGCGCTCGTCCACCTCGAGGACCTGGCCGCGGCAATCCGCCGCCAGGCCGGCCGGCCCAGCATCACCATGGGCCGCGAACCGGCCTGATCCACCTGAAGGAGACGACGATGCCCCGACAGACCAACGCGGCAGGCCTGGCCCTGTATCACGAATTCGAGCAGGGGCCGGGCGGCGGCCCGGCGCTGACCGCGTACCGCTGCCCCGCCGGCGTGCTCACCATCGGCTGGGGTCATACCGGCCCCGATGTCCATGAGGGGCAGACCATCACGGCGGCCGAGGCCGATCGGCTGCTGGATATGGATCTGGACGAGGCCGAGCGCGACGTTGAGCGCGCGGTGACCGTACCGACCAACGACAACGCCTTCGCCGCGCTGGTCAGCCTGCGGTTCAACATCGGGACTACTGGCTTTCGCAAGTCGACGGTCCTGAAGCGGCACAACGCGGGCGATTGGGCCGGCGCAGCGCAGGCCTTCGCCATGTGGAACAAGGCAACCAACGCCAAGGGGCGGCGCGTCGTGCTGAACGGCCTGGTGCGCCGCCGCGCGGCCGAGGCGGCGCTGTACATGACCCCGACCGCCGACAGCCAGGCCCACGACCCGCAGCGCACCCGGGCGGCCGACGTCGAGGCGACGCCCGACCGGCTGGCGCCCGTCGCCCGGATCGGCGGCACGATCGCCGCCACGGCTACGGCTGCTCAGCAGGTCGTCATCCAGGTCGGCGGGGTGCATCAGGCACTGGTGGGCGTCGGGATCAACCCGCAGCTGGCCATCCTGCTGCTGGCCGTCGCGGCCGGCGTCGGGATCTGGTGGGCGACACGCCGTCGGGCCGGGTGATGCCGGCGTGGCTGCTGGCGATCGGCGGCGGGCGAGCCATCCTCGCCGCGCTCGCCGTCGTGGCGGCGCTTGCCATCGGCGCCTGGCTCTATGCCTCCGGCCGCTCGGCCGAGCGCGTCGACGGGCTGCAACGGACGATCCACACCATGGGAGAACGCGATGCGATCGATCGCGATATCAGCCGTCAGCCTGATGGCGCTGCTGCTGACCGCCTGCGGCGGGACTGGTCGCGGGACTGAGTACTGCGCGGTGGCCCGGCCGATCTACACCAGCCGGGCCGACGTGCTGACCGACCCGACCGCCCGCCAGGTGCTGGCACATAACGAGACGTGGGCGGCCGTCTGTCGCTGAATTCGCCGGCCGCATAGGGAAGGAACACCCCGCCGGCCAACTGACCCCGCTGCCCGCAAGGGTGGCGGGGTCCTTTTTCGTTCTGGGATGACCCTGACCAAAATGGGGCAGAAAATTCCGAAGCTATTCCGGATGGCGGATTTCTGCGGGTTTCCGGTTGCCTTCGGGCCGAGGCAACCGGATTAGACAAAACCACCGTTTTTGACAACCGGCCCCCATCGTGGCACGCGCCGGGTGCTCCGCCCGATGTCCACCGAAAATCGGCGGATATCCGCCATTGCGACCGGAAAACAGCCCGCAAACAGGCGTTTCGATGGCCAGTGACGCAAGGCCATGAAATCGCAGCGGTTTCCGGCTTATGGGCGGAAAATCCGACCTTTTCACGCGCCGCGTGACATGGTCGCGTTGCCCTCGGGCGCCCCGGTCCGGATGACGTACCAGGCCGATCCGATGATCAGCACCGCGCCGACCAGGTCGAACCGGCTGGGCACGTCGCCGAACAGCAGGTAGCCGACGGCCGCGGCGATTGGGATGCCGGTCAGGTCCAAGGGCGCGATATAGGCCACGGGGCCGAGGCGGAAGGCGGCGACGGCCGCGTACTGTGCCAGGGCGGCGGCGACGCCCAGGACCGCCAGCGCGCCCCAGCTCGAGGCGGGCGGCGTCACCCATCCCGTCACGGCCGTGACCGGGACCAGCAGGGCCGCCGCGCCGATGCCATAGATGCACACGATCAGCGCCGGGCTGTTGGTGGCGCCAAGGCGGCGGACGGCGGTCTGCGATAGGGCGGTGCTGACGGCGGCGCCCAGGGCCGCCAGCACCCCGAGCACCTGGCCCCCGACGGTCAGGGCCGGCCACACGGTCACCGCCGCGCCGACCATGCCGACGACGGCCGCCAGCGCCAGCCGGCCGGATAGCCGCTCGCCCAGCAGGATCCGGGCGACGACAGGCATCAGCAGAACCCGGGTCATCAGCAGCAGTTGGGCGACCGCGATCGGTAGCGCGGTGACGGCGAACATGAACGCGATCAGGGCCGCGACGCCGGAGACAATTCGGACGGCATGCCAACCCGGGTCGCGTGCCTGGCGCCAGTCCATCGCCTCGAGGCGAAACACCACGGCGACGACGATCGCCGCCGCCAGCGCGCGGAACAGGCTGACCTCGGCCGGCGGCAATCGCACCCCGGCCAGCTTGGCGGCGGCCGACGATGCCGCGAACGCCGCGCCCGACACAATTGCCCACGCTGCCGCCTGCAGCAGCACCTTCCGCGCCTGATCCAT